GCAACGGCTCCGGCTCCGGCTACGGCAACGGCTCCGGCTCCGGCGACGGCTACGGCAACGGCTCCGGCTGAGTAACGAAACCTTGGCCAAGGTAGAGGGCGGCTCAAATAGCTAGGACGGGTTGCAACCTAATCCCTGCAAGCCTGCCCTCGTTTTGGCGAACATAAGGTACTACAATGAGTTCAACAAAGAAGCGGCGGCATGGCTCCAAGAGGCAATGAATGCCGGCTACATAGCGCGGGGTGAGATGGATATATACGAAATGAATGGTCTTTATCGTGAAGGGTGTCCCGTGAAAAAAGCCACGGCAAGAATCATGAATGATCTGGATGACCGGAGTGTTTTTAATGGAATTGATGATGATATTGTCGTGGAAATATACGAAGCCGTTGAAACGCATATTCGCGAGGAAATGATAGAGAAATGACTTTGATATACACAAACGATAAACAACCAACCGGCGATGATGGGGGCGAGTAGATGCCAACTTGGTTCGCTAAGTGAGTCTTCACGCTAGGTTTCTCAGAATCATATAATTCTCGCCAACACCGGCGTTTTAACTGCGGATGACGGCGAGCGGGCTGGTAAATGGACGCGAGAACTTTTTATTAGGAAAGCAAGATGACTGAACAGCTAAAACAGGTGCGCGAAGCAATAAACGGATTGCTATGCTACTTTCCGCAGCCGCCACACAAACATCCGCACGTAACAGAGCAAATGCGGCTAGGCGGCCAAGCTATAGGCATTCTTGATGAGTTGATAGCACACCCCACACCGCGCTGCGGGTGCGATTCAGGGAAAGGAATAGAGATGAAAACAACCATTGAGACTATTGGCGGGACGCTGTGTACGGTGATATGGGAAAGTGATCTTGGCTACAAATGGCATAAGAGGGTGAATAGTTGGCTGCCAGTCGGTGCTGGGTTTGTGGCGCACTTTAAGTGGACGGAAGAAGGAAAGATAGCCCATATAGCAACAGCCCTCCCAGCACTACCAAGGAACCCAACAAAAGAGGATGCGCCGTTACTGTATCGGTACATGGCTGAGGGGTTGATGCCGCATTGCGGAGAACACAAGGCCATTGATGTTATCGACGATACTATCAATGGGTGGGTTATTAATCGCGCCACCCACAACGGCCAGAGCGTGGAAGTGGCTATTATGGAGAACGAACTATGAGACTATACACAGGTGACAATATAGGCGGGTGGCGGGTATTTGGGTTTCGCATTGTCAACCCCCGCACCGGAGCTCAATAGGTTACGAGGTGATTGTCAAACCTTTTGGGCTATTTCCTCAACGCCTCTAGCCGTTGCTGCTGCTGGACAAACCCGCGTACAAATCGGTCAATGCAGCTATTAGGCTCCACCGTCTCCATGTACTCCACCATGCAGGGCTCATGGCGCTGGATATTAATTGGGCAGCTATTTGTCGTTCGCGTTTTCGCGCATCCAGTCCAGAGCAGCGTCATGGCTAGGATATTCAACAGAATGAACCGCCGCAATATCGTCTTTTTCTGCAATCGCATCGTCTCTATCCCTTTCTGCCAGCATAATTCCCGCATCCTTGCGCCGTAGACGCTCATACAGCGCCCAAACAACAGCAAGGAGCGTCACTATAGCCAGATAGACCATTATTGCTTCTTATAGAGGCTGAGGCGCTGCAACTTCTTAACCACCTTTGCAAGAAACTCATCGTCACTTTTGGTTGGGGTCAGTGTAACAATGGTTGTGGCCAAAATAACCGCCGTACCAACAAAGGCCACAAATGCCTCTGCGATTGGCGTAATATTTTCAGCCAGCGTCGCTATAATTGCGAAATCCATAATCATTCTCCTAAAAGTTCAAAATGTACTAAGTCGTTAAAACGCTGGTCATCTAAATCATTGTCAGAGTCCCAGTCACCGCCCCAGCGGATGTTAAGCCCCATCTGAGAGGCCACGCCCTTCACGATTCCCGCGAAGTGGTAGAAGCGTTTCGTATTATTCCAGCACACCGGATACGGTGCTGCATCAACCGCCATAGATGGCTTGCTATTATGCTTGCTATTCGGCCAGCTTGTTTTGCTGTTCCCAACCCGCACCGCATCCTCTTGCTCGCCCTTTGTGCGGTGGCCGCAAACGATAGAGCAATCAATATGCTTGATAACTTCATTGAATAAGTCCTGCAAATCTGGATGGCAGGTGCTAAGTCGCTCTTTTGACGTTTTCCCGTAGAAATAGGTCACTTCTGCAACACCTTCCTTAAATCTCCATATTCATCCTCAAGCCGCAAAATATCGCGCTCATTGCGTCTAGCGGATTCAGATACCGGCTGGATGGCCACAGTCACTTCTCGAACAATATCATTCTTGAGCCGGTTCGCATTATCTGGTGTGAAGCGGGTATCTTCAATGCTTTGGATGCGCTTTTCATTATTAGACACCGCTCCAAACAAGCCCTTTTGGCCAATAGAGAACACATCCATTTTATCAGCAAGCTGGTCAACGGAGCGAGACGTGGTCTCTACCTCGCTGGGCAGCAACGATATTTTAAAAAGAAACGCGAAAAAGGCGACAATCGCAACGCCCATAACGGTCGTAAAGACTGTTGTAGAATTAAACGCCAGAAATTTCTTGTCGCTCATCCCTACAGCTCCTCGTTTGTGATTGACTTGTCATTCACAATGTCAATATCGCCGTTCTCTCGAACAATGCGATAAACCGCCAGAATCTTAATCCGGCTCGCCCCGCTCGATGCCTTTAGCGCGGCAATGTCTGCCGTGCGCTGCCCTTTGTTCGTGTAGAATTTTGGCTTCTTCAATTCTGAATCCTCCAGAATATCGCCCGTGCGCGGGTCAATCAGAACCCACTGCTTCACGCCTTTCGAAATATTGCCAGAACCCTCAGTCTCTAATTTTATCCGGCTCATAGCGCGTACTCCGTTGCTAAATGACTGCGAACCACGGACGCATTGCCAGCGCTCAATTTCTCAGAAAATGCGATAATGGCGTATATCGTACCGTCAAAATACAGCGACCCCGCCGCCCGATAGCGCCGCGCGATGCCGTTAAAATTAAATATGCCTGTTTTTGTGGCGGGCGTGACCTGCGAAACGCCATTGGTGAGCAGTTCCGTTAGGTTTTCGCCATCGCGGGTTGCTTCAAAGATAACAGGGGTGTCATTAGGTGTAGGCGTTGTGTCGATAAGGGTTTGATCTGTCTGTGTCTGCACACGGCAATCATTACCCGCAACCCAACCCTTAATAGAGCCAAACTGAGGCGCTGCATCAACAGCCGCACCCAAAATAGGGCAAAGCGTTTGATCCACCGTCTCAGCCACAACAAACAAATGCATTTCACCCGCAAAAGAAAGGCCAGCGCCTGTCATGAACTCAGTATTTGATTGGTCAAACACAAGGCCAGCCTTGCCGTTCAACTTGTCAGCGGTTTGTAGCGGCCTGTCTGCATCCGTGGCTTGCGTGGCATGGTTGCCGTTACCGCTATAGTCATCCCACTGGCTAGCGCCCGCCCCTGTGGTTGTGACGCCTACATGCGAGCGAAGGTAGACCGTGTTTGTGCCGTAACTTCCAGGGATGAACACTCGTGGCGGCTGAGGATTCATAAGCCGCGCGGGAGAAACAAACATCTAAGCTGTAACCGCCGATATTTTATGGCCAGCCGGAACGCCTATAAACAGAGGTGTGTCAGCCGCAACGCGCATGCCGTTAGTGGTGGCTGTTGGGTCATCCCCCACCACGTAGTGAAACGCAGCATCTGAGGAAAACATGATATACTTAGTTCCCTCCCCAAACGCCGCGCTGTCACCCGCTGTTCCGGTAAACGAAAGGCGGGTTTGATCCGTTCCTGGTTCCATCGGAGCCTGAAGTTGATGTTTGCCCTTCAGGGTCTGCGGGATTTCCTTAAATTCTCGGATATACAAATATGCCATGGTTCAGCCCCCTAGTAACGGTTAACAACAAGCGTAACAAGCGCGTCAACATCATTAGAAGCGCCGTTGTTACTTGTAATCGTCACAATTTGACCGGCTGTGGCGTAGTTGTTGTTTGTGAAATTTGCCGTATCCACCGTGCCAGCAGAAGAGCTGTTGGCAATAGTGAGTGTATCAGTGGAAGCTGTGCCGCCAGCAACATCCATAGACAGCACAGAATCCGCGCCTGGGTCGCCCGTCACGTTGCTAATGAGCTTTTTCACTTTGCCGGTAAACGGCATAACAAACTTAGCCGTTGATGATCCTGTGTCGATTCCAGACACCGTTAAAGTGCCCAGAGAAATTTCTTTTTGAACATAGCTAGTCATCGTCACTACTCCTATAGTTACGTTAGGTTGGTTATAAAAAGGTTTGGTGGTTTAGGTTACTTTCTCAGAGAGAACGTCGATCACCTCGCCAACCGTGCGAGGGCGCTCACCGTCGTAGAAGATAGGCCGGTTTGCTTTTGCGGCTTTCGGCATTATGCTTTCTGCCACGCGGTTTTTATCTGAGCGCAGAAGCTTGATAGCGCCGCCTAATCCGGCGAAATGGGCGAGATACAACTCACCGCCTACCGGCTCGCGTTTTAGCGATCTTTTCAAGCCATTCCGATTCTCATTGGTGAGCTTTTCCATCATATATTCCTGCGCTTCCGGCTTGTTCTTATCTTTAAAGCTGATACCCGCGTCCTTGCCATACTTCTTGACCATGCGTCGCCACGTCGAATCAATGAACTGATACTGACCACTTGCACTGGATGTTTTGGCTCTGGCGTTCGGGTTGCCGCCGCTTTCTGCCATGGCGATTTTATGCAGCAAATCCTTAGTAACGGCGCTGCCCTGTTGCGGCTTTGCTTCTGGCTCTCCGAACCTTTTGCGATTTGGTGAATCTCCGTAAATATCGCGCAATTCGCGGATACTAGGGTAGCTGTTTCCTTGATCGTCCAGAATATCGCCCTGATTGCCGCCCTTGATTTCATCCATCGAAGCGCCGCCGCCTACGTTTTCACGCAGAGGATTAATCTCTATTCGGGTTGGCGCTCTGTTGGGCGCTGTGTATGCGTCATCAATGCCGTGTGCGCCAGCCGCGCCGGAGGGAATACCAAGAAGCGACTTTGCTGCCCCTCCCCCATTGGATCGTTTTAATGCGGCATCTACAACCCGTTGTGAGCTGTTGTAGCTCCGCTGGAATACCCTATTTGCCCCAAGACCAGCCGCTGTGCTGGCCGCCGCCCCCAAACCCGCCGCGGGATTGACAGCCGTTGTAACGGCAAGAGCCGCGCCGCCTGTTCCGAGCGCGCTTTTCTGGAAAGTATCCGAGCCGCCCTTCATCGGAAGCAACTGCTTGCCAATGCGCGCCAAATCAACCAGGTCATCATCACCTAGTGATTTCCTCGATGCTTTTGTGAATTTATTAGCTTTTACGCGGGAAAGAAGCGCTGTTGGATTAATAGACCCATCAACAGAACCCTCAAGCAACGGCTCCAATGTTTTAAAGTTGCGCCAATGGTTCCGCGCCTCACTCAAAGTTGCTCGCTCAGCCTTCGATAGAGCTGGCGCGATAGCTTTGTCAATCTCGCCAATCATGTCATAAATGTAAGGCCTAGCCGATGAATCAATAGAAGGAAGGCGCTTTACAAGGGCGCTGCGCAATGATGCCAGTTTCGCCCCGCTAATCTCCCCGCCTAAGAGGTCGTTTTTTACTTTTGTAATGTTTCGTCCGACAATATCAGCAGAATCCTGCGTAATATTGTCCATAGCTCCACTTACAATGCCATCAAGCCGCCGCATCGTCCCTTTGCCAATAGGCACGACCTTATCCTTAGCCATAATATTGAATTTCTGACTAGATTGCTCAAGAAATCCTTGAACAACCTCTGGCGAAAGCTCATCCGCGTCCTGCCCAATGGTTTTGGCAACAGCCCGATTAAATGCTTTTCTTTGTATGGCTTCAAATTCGTCTGCGCCCGAAAATGGAAGCTCTTGGCTTACTTTCTGTATTGTTCCGCGAGAACGTGAAGGGCTTATCTGGTCAACGCGCAGAGGAATGCCAAAATCACGCGCGCGCTTAGCAAGAGGTTTCAGCGCATCATCTATTTGGGGAATTACTGCTTTGCCTAGTTGGCGACCCGCAGCACCGACAGCAGGAATGGCCCCCCCAACAGCACCGCCATAAATAGCGCCCTGTCCCGCACCCTCAAGTCTACTTCCCGCTTCCGAGGTTCCCGCCCCATAAGCCGCGCCGGAAGATGCACCCGCAGCAACGCCCTTAATAGCACGCGCCGCGAGGTTGCCAGACCGAAGGCTATTACCAACAGCGGTTCCCGCTTTTGTTGTTGCTGCGGCTCCACCGGTGAGCAATCCTCCTGCCAGATTCGCTCCAATGGCAGTGACGGGATGCTGCTCCATCTGCCGCGCCATGCGCTCTTTAGAGTCATTATTAGCATATTTTAACAAATCATCATAGGATTCATCCGTTGCAAGCGAGGCGATACCCGCCCCGATCCGGTCTGTAATTTCATCAGCAAAGCCAAAAGTAGCGCCCTGCAAGCCCTGATCGAGCAATGTTCTGCCAATAGACTCTTGCGGCTCTTGCCCCCCTGCCTCCGGTTGCGCCTGCTCTGGCTCCACCTGAGATTGAGCATACGACAATACCTGCTCTTGCGTCGTGCCTTCTGGAACCTCAAAGCGCCCAATACGGCCATCAGGTAGCTGCACTCTTGCAATAGGCATTACTCAAACCCTAAGAATTTGATTGCGCTGGCTTGTGGCGGCGATTCGCCGCCTCCATTAGGGTCGCCGCCAAAAACGGCATATAACCGATCAAGCTCATTAATGAAGCCGCCATCGCCACGCAACTGGTCAATCCCACCGCCAGCAATATCACTCAATATTCTAATGTCCGTTTCACTAAGAACGCCAGTCATCATGTCAAGATTCTCTGCGGTAAGAATGCTGCGCAATTGACCGACCTTGTTATCAATCTCAGCAGAGTCGTCGGTAAAGGTTGGCAATTTACCCTGTATAGGGCCAACGGCTGCCCTAACATCATCTTTACGCTCTCGCAGCTCTTTAACTAATCGCAGTGCTTCTGTTTTCAGCCCTCTGCCTTTTTCCAGCTTTGTCTCTGCCTCTTGCGCCTCAAGGTCTGCTTTACGCGCCGCCCTGTCCGACGACTCTTGCTGTAGTCTTAGGTTCTCTTTCTGGTAAGGTGTCATAGGCGAGGGGTTGTCGGCAATAGCCCTGTTTCTTGCGGCTTGCTCCAAATAAATCTGATCCGATTTTGGGTTGCCAGTAGACGGAGAGGCTGAAGGCGCGCCATTGGGCACCATAGGGTCGCCAATCGGCGCACCCTCAATTCTACCGTCATTATAAATCTTCTCATAGCCGCCGGTCACAGTATTTTGTTTGATCTTGAACGGCGCGGCTGGCTGTATCTGCTTCATGTACCGTATAGCCAACTCAGCGCCCATCACTGGCTCAAGAATAGCAAACGCCTCTTGTGGTGATTTCCCCTGCACCCGTGCAAGAATGGCGGGCATCTGCTTGCGGGTTTCCTCTGCTTGCTTCTGTTGCTTATAATTCTGCGAGGTAGCCGCCGCCTGCGCCATAGACATGGGCTTGCTCTGACCGCCATAAGCTTGAATCTCGCTATAGGCTTGCAGCGCTAAAGGACTCTGCATTAGTATTTCTTGAAAGGTTGCCATTTATACGGCTCCTTAATAATATGGGCTGGGTTTAGCCGTTGGGGTGGGGACGTTGCTGTTACTAAATCCAACCGGATTTGTTGATCCAGAGCTTCCGTTCGCGCTGTTGTTATTATAGGTGTCATACATCGAGCCGCCGACAGCAAGAAGATTGCCTATCCGGCTGGCCGCGTTTGGCTGTTGTGATACGGTTGCGCTTCCACCGGTTGCGAAGTTCTGAATCCCCTGCAACCAATTGCCAAGCTGGTTAATTTGATCTACGTCATATCCGTTTTGTGTGCCGAACTCCGTGCCAGCGGCGCTCAGCATGTTCTGATCCTGCTGCTGCACATAGCCACCCGCTTTCAGAATATTCTCTATATCCTGCTGCTGCATGCCGTAGAGGCTTTGCCCCATACCCATAGCAACGCCTGGCAAATTCACCGCGGCATTAATGGCGGCAAATTCATTAGATTTATTTTGGTTCGTCTGATTTAGCGCCGCACTCGATGCGGTGTTATGCCCTGCGTAATTCAGGTTTGCCGATGTTTCTGCGATCTGCTTAAGCATGCTTTCATCCAACATACCCCCTTGCACCGCCGTTGCGGAATCACCCGTGCGGCCTATCTTGCCCTGCGCTGCGCTCAGCCGCGCCCTTGCCTGCGCTCCTGCATCGTCAATGCGCCCTACACTGGCATCCACAACATCCTGTTTGTATGGGTTGAATACGGCGTTATACCATTCGTCATAATCGCCCGTAGTTGGCGCGGTTCCCGCTTGTTTAATCATGCCGGAAACATCATCAAGATACTGACCGGCTTTGTTGAAATATGTCTGACCCGCCGTGTTTGGCGCGGCAAGGTCGGTTAACCCCTGCTCCTGCCATGGAGAGAATGGTGCAACAAAGAGAGATTCCACGCCAGGATAATCCCTGTCAATAGCCGCGCTATCGGTTGTGCCGTAGCCAGACATCAGGAAGTCATCATAACCACCATTTCCGAAAGGGCCGGTATATCCTCTATCTCTCGCTGTTTGCTCAGCTTCATTGCGCGGCGCGCCTGTGTATGGTGTTGCCATTAAGCGTACCCCGTCTGATTCATGATAGATTGCAGCACGTCTTTCTTGAACGGAATCTGGCCTATGTTATTCAGGTCTAACCCGTTCGTTAGCTCAGCAAATTTATTAACGTCCTGATTTGCCAACGCCATATCAAGTGGTGAGAGATTGCTCATGCGTCCCAGCAATGCATAATCCTCTGAGCTTTGGGGGTTCAGCATGGTGTAATTGACAGAGTTACCCAGGCCTAATGGGTTGCCTGTGGCTGTCTGCCTACTGCGATCCATCGCAAAGCGCATTCCCGCCAATTCATCAGAAGATATATTAGGCGGCGGAGCCTCTACCGGCGCTTCTTCTGGCCTATCACCAAACAGCCCGCCCTCTCCTAGCGAATCAGAGTAACGCTGCAAACGCTGTGATCCGCGCATTGCCAAAGGAGATTCAGCAAGAGAGGTGCGCCCCATAGGCGTGGGAACGCGCTCTTTGTCGAACGACTCTAGTGCTGCCGGAAGGTATGTCTCTAAAATAGCATCCTGCACAGGTTTCGGCACAGTGTCCCACGTTTTGAACTCCGTAGACTTGCCTTCACTCCCGCCCTGACTACTAATAAGGCTGCCACCAATAGCAGCTGCAGCTCCTATCCACGCCATAACTAATACCTTTCTTGAGAATTAGGCTCCTGGGTCAATCCCAAAAGCCTCTAATGCGTCAATAATTTCACCAACCGCGGTTTGCAGGTCAGCGATAATGCTTGCATCTGTGCCAGACGGTGTGCCGGATACATCCGCAATATGCGTAACAGGCGCGCCAATTGCCGCCGCCTCTGTCGGAAAATTCACCGTGTTGCCAATCAACGCCCATTTGAGCGTCCCCGCATCGTTCACCAGCCAGTAAATGCCGCCAGCCGAAACAATCACATCGCCTTCGCGGTCTTTGTCGTTCACTGAGTTGTAGGCAGATGGAACTGCCGCCCTATCAGAGCGAATGCGCCCCTTTAGAAACTGCGTATTTAATCCACCAATCTGCCTTGCTATCTCTGCCTGCGCTTGCGATGCCCGTTTGGCATAATCCGCCAGTGCATCAATGCTCTTCCCTGTCGGGGGAGCCGCCGCTTGTATGCGCCTCATGGCGGCGTTCCCTCCACGACATCCTCAGCCCATGCCCCGCCACGATAAGAGCCGCCAAGCACATTGCCTGACCAACGATATTTAATGAGCACACCCTCTGCGCCTGGCGCGATAAACGCGGTGGTTGGTGAAATTGTGTAGGGGCCGAATGTGAATGTGTTCACGTCCTGCGGATACATCTTGGTATAGATGGTCAAACTGATGTCACCCGTCTGGATAGCATCAGGAATAATCTGTTCTATTTCTTGTGTCGTTTCGCCATTCGCCAACAGTCGCCAATGACTTTCTGCATGCCAGTCCATAGCAGCCGCACCGGCATCCACGCCGCTATTCTCTTGATACATTTCAGCCGCATCAGTGCCGTTTGAATAAACCGTAATGCGCGGTCTGCCAAGCGGTGCAACTTCAGCCGCCGTTAAGTCCCGTGTGCCAAGCGTGGCGGTCTTTGTTGCCAGATTGTAAATCATCATTTCGTTTGGCTCAGACGATGTGCCAGTAGGAAAATGAAAGATTGCGTTGCCGTTTACTGCGTCATATTCCCAGAAGCATTTGTATTTCTGCGAAACATTAAGATTAGTAAAAATATAGTCATGACAGGTGATCCCCTGCAATTTGCTGATATTCGCACCATCAAAGAGGTAGAAGCTCTTCTGACCACACCAGATAATAGCCTCTTCAATATCAATTCTTGCCATCGGCCCCAATAAGCCGTCTGATGTCATGATCGTGCGGTGGTAATAGCCCTCTGGCGCGCCTATAAACTCCTCAGCCACCACTGCATTTTCAGTGAATAGCAGCGATACATCTTTGCTGCCTGCCTGAGAGATAAACCGGCCTACCGGCTCCCATGTATCAAAATAAGCATTATTAGCATCGCCAGGTGTCCATATCGTCACGTCATCAGTGTCGCTATGATGCACTTTATTGCCAACACCAGCCGCGCCAAGCACACCAATAGCATTATTCTTAGTATAGACCCATAAGGCGCTAGGAGCGTTTGCAACAGCAACCGGCGCGCTTTCTATATCTCCATCCCATGAATAGACGACACCGCTATCACCTGGCGTTAAAATCACATCATTGCCATATTTCCCATACGACCATATGCGCGGGTATGAAAAGGCTGTTGAAAATGTCGGATTGCTGTTGAAGAACCCCGCCCCAAATAGCCCGCCGCCAAATCCCTCTAAACCCCCTTGGCTTACATTTCCCGCCTCAATTTCTTTAATGCGCTCAATGCTAGAGCCGCCGCCCGCGGCTAGGCTGGTAGGCGTGGTAGTGGTTGGGACAACATACGTATTGGCGGTCTCAACAATGCTAATCACATGCTCTTTATTAATCTCCGATGCCGGTATGCCCGCAATGGGGCCGGTCGCACTGTTCAAGGCAATCCTATCGCCAGCACTCAGGCCATGCGCCGTGTCAGTAACATTAATAGCCTTCATGGCTATGACGGTTCCTGATTCTGTGGGGAATCCGGTAGAATTAGCCGCTGTGGAAACAACAATCTCAAAATGAGTATCCGGCACATCCTGAACGGTATGCGTCGTGTTGATTTCCGCAACAGGCACACCGTTTAACAGTCCCGCCGTTCCGACAACACCGGATATTTCTACCCTATCGCCCTTCTTGATCTCATCCCATAAGAACGTGCCAACTGTAATAACGCGGCTACCAGAAGTAAAACCAAAAGGCGTAACTTGAACAGAGTCATATCGCGTAGAAATTGGGTCACTACCAAGCACATCGCCACTTGTTTGTAAGGGTGTGATATTAGTTTCCACGCCATTAATGCCCGCATAAAGCTTGCTATGCGTTCCAATAAGGCGAATATTCTTTGTACCGTTATTGAAGCTAAATACAGACCGCGCCACACCTGATAGCGTTGTCGTTAATGCGCCCCATCCCGGATAGGTGCAAAGCATCTCACCTTTAAAATAGACCTTATCAGTAGAGACATAGCGAACGGTGCTTAGCGCAGTGGAATCCGGTTCTGGTTGAGTGCCTGGAACAACGGTTATTGGCTTTCTCATGCGCTAGTTCGCACCCCATAAATCTGTGTGAACAAATCAAGAGCCGATGCGCTTTCGCTAACGGTCATTGTGATTTTATCGCCCACAGCAAACGTGTTTGTTGTTGCGTGTGTTTGCGTTGAAATAGATGTTGTTGCGCTATTGGCTGTGCCACCTAGAGACACGCCGCCTATTTTTATCGTGACCGTACAGGTTCCGCTCGATGTTTGTGTGCGCACCTTTGTGATTGTTCCTGCGATTTCCGCATAAAGAACGATAATGTAGTCGCCGTTGGCAGCAACGGAAATATCACGCCCCGCACCCCAAACCGTCGCCCACGCTTCAATAATATCTGGATTTTCATTCAGGTAGTTTCCGTGCTGGTCTAAGTCGCCAGCAACGGTAGGCTTTTGAAGCCCCATAATAGCTGTCTGTGTTGGCATTGCTTACCTCGAAATCTGAATATCGCCACCGAAACCGGCTGCAATCACGTAGCCTGCCCCGACGGTCAGTGTTCTAAAATTGGTCGTACCGATTGTTGTCTGCAAATCCCACGAATCCGCATCCTCAGATGCCACAATCAAGCCGCTATTACCTGCGACGACAAAGTGTGATCCCGTCCATTCAGCGGCAAAGAAAGGGCCGCTCGCGTAAACCATACTCCACGTTGCACCGCTGTTTGTTGATTTGGCAATTCCGCCAACTCCCGCCACGATCCACGTGCTATCGCCATCAAAGGCAAACGCCTCGATCTGCGTAATAGCAGAGGGATAGGTTCTGGATGTCCATGATGCCCTGTCCGGCGATGTGCCTAATGCACCAACACCACCAACCATCCACACACCGCCACCATATCCGGCGGCTGTAAACTGCGTACCAGTTGCAAAGGTTCGCTCTGTGAATGTCACACCATTGCCGTCAAGAATAATGCCGCTACTCACTGAATCTACCGACACGGTGCCAACCACAATAAAATCACTGCCATCCGTGGCAATATCATTGAACTGCCCTCCATCTGCCGTGACGCTAATACTCACCGACGAAAAGGCTGTGCCGTTCGCGCTGCTTTGAATCGCGGGCATTGTTGTGCTATCAGCGCCAACCCCAACAAAGAGGCTATTGCCATAAGCCAGACCGAAAGTAGCCACCATTGCCGCCAAGTCCGTTTGATCCGCCCAGCCGTCAATGCCAGGCGCTATCTGTATAATACTAGTGCCGCCCGTTGTGCCGCCCAGCATGTAAGCAACGTTTGAAACGTCCGAGCTGTATGCAGAGGCATGGAAATTCCCTGTGAACCCTGCATCCGCCGTTTTCTGCGCCCAGCTATCGCCTTTTGAGTCGCTACTGCCCCCGCCAACCACCGACATAAAAAACACTACCGCAGCAATCCGCTGGTAAGTATTCGGGCGTTATGCTCAGTCGCTAGGTTGCTATAAGCAGACCGCGCCTTTCCTTCAAATTCATTGGCCTGATTGTAGGCCTTTAGCCTATCCCTAAGAAAGAACTCCATCGCCTTAAAGCGTATGGCATCCACGCCCTCTTCAAACCATACAGATGTGTCGCTATCTCCCGTGGGTAGCGTGGCATCTTTCTTGTAGTAATCTATATCAAGCGTATAGGCTTTATCGGCTTTGCGGTTCACATAAATACGCTTACCGAATATCGCCCATTTTGAGGGGGAGCCGGTAGCAGTGGAATCTGTGAAATCTCGCTTTAATTCTGTGTATGTAACGTGGTCGAAGCCGTATTTCTCCGCCAAATAGGTGTTATTTACTAACGCCCGTAATTGCCCGATGGCACCAAAATCCACGGGCAATGCCGTGTCACTATAGGTTGCCTCAAGCGTCACCGTGCTGTTGGTTTGTAAGAACCATAGTTTAGCAGGTCTATAGAAACGAATGGCAGACCGTATTGCATCATCGATAAAGCTCTCATACTCGGTGAATTGAGCTTTCTTAACCTCGGTCAGAATGCGATTCCGAACCGTCAATAATGTGTCTACCATTCGTCAGCCTATAGCTTATGCGATACGTTCGCCATTGGTGCAGGTGTAGGTAACTTCCACAAAGAAATCACCAGACGATGCAGCTGTAGCTACCGTGCCGGCAATCGTAACCGTCACGTCACGACTGGCCGCATTTTCAGTGCCAAGCAGCGCGCCGTCAAATCCCAGCTTTAATTGCTGGTCAGCGCCGCCCGCCACCTTGGATACCAAGTAGCCGTCTGTGTCTGTGCCATCTCCGACAACCACGGTTCCCGTTGGGGTAGAGTCAGAGTCAAAGTCCACGCCAAACACGCGGCCTGAAACAGATGTGATCTTACGGTCTGGCAACAAGTCTGTTGCAGTCCATGAGTCGCCGGTTTCAATTGCTCCACCGATAGTGGCAGTTGCCAACACGGTGTAGGTTTTTCCTGCTGACCAACGCGGGGTTGTCAGAAGGGTCATTGCTAGATTTTCAGCAGCCATGATCTATCTCCTTTATGCTACGTAATTAACGGTGACGATACGACCATGATCGATGCCATTAAACACCGGCGCGGTCACACCCCAAATCAGAGAACAACGGCTATCAACAACGGTCTTGACCTGTCGATACGCTTGCTCGAAAGAAAAGCCCGCAGCCGATTCCATGCCCGATGCTGAGAAGCCCTTACCGAAAGCAACCCCCAAAGCATCACGGCCAACAAATAGCCCGCGTCGTGTGTTGGTTTGCTCTGCACCAGAGGAAGAGTGAACGCCGTAAGGCATCTTATCGGTGGCAATGATTTCAGTTTGTGAGAACTGAATCGATTTACCAATAAGCGCCTCTTTCTTGCCGCCGTTACCAACCTGCTGCAATAGAATCTCTCGATACTGATGCGGCGCAGTGGTGTCTTGCAATATCGCGTAATACTCATCGTAATGAATATAATAGCGGTAGTGGATGCCACCAATTCCGGTATTGAGGGCATCAATATACGGGCGGCTTGTCATGGCTATCTTCTCGCAGTCCATGACTGTAACAAGCGTTGATGTGGCCGTTGTGTCAGCATTCACAGCCTCGTCCGTTGCCAGCGAGTTACCGCGAAGGATGCGGGTTGAGCTAGGAGCCGTCGGGGTGTTCATGCCCCAAATCTCTTGGCGCTCATCGCTTGCGTAAGACAGGCCATCCCACGTGATGCTGGTCGCCGTGTTACCAGTAGCTTGGTTGAACAAAGAAAGCGTTTGGCGCTCCTTCATCCAGTTTACCAGCGAACGGTGATCCACTTCTTCAAGGTTGAAGTCCACGTTTTGCGTAGACATACTGCCTTTGTTGGCCGTTGTTGTGACCTGATGAAGAATGCCTAGTTTTAGGTCATCGGTTGAGTACTCGACACGTTTTTCCAAACCTGTAAAAGATGCCTCACCGATAAATCCTTTTTCCTGCAAACGTTGCTCAAATCGCATCGTGACGTTATCGCCAGACCCTTTATTAAGCTCGTTTTGCTGCCTAATTGTGCCGTCTTTAATCATCGCGCCAAGGATTTGCTTGTCGCTAATAGAGTCTAAGTACGCCGATTGCGCTGATGCCCATTTCTTTTGGGTAACAGCATCAGACGTACCGAAGGGTGTTTTTAGTCCCATTGGAATATCTCCTGATGTTTCATTAAAAAAGTTGAGTGGGGAAACATCCTGTGCGGAGTCAGCACGAATAACGCCCGTGCAAGGGCGAGGGTGATTACGGCATCACCGGCGCAACTGTGACGTAGTTGATACGAATGCCCTGTAACGTAGGGCGAACGAATCGAGGGTTAACGCACCCTCTACAGGAATTTCTTAATAGCGACTGGCGTTCTTATCGGCCTGTGCGTTAAGCTCATTGAGCTTCGCGTGGTTGATAGAACCGTCTTCATTTAATATGGCTTTGGCGAAGGCTGCTTTTGAGCTAAACGCCCCTTTGCCACTACCGCCAATTGCCGTTGAATTTAATTTGCCAATACCCTCAGACTTGGCGCGATTCTTCTTGATGGCTTTTAGGTTAATGCCCTCTTTTCGCGCCGGTGCTTTCTTCTGGTATCCGTAATTTTGTGCCGCTTCATAAATGGTTGCGGCTGAGTTTCGGCCTGACTTCATAGCCATTGCGCCAATACTAATGAGTGACTTCTGTGCGTAATCCTGCGCTTGCCCATCATCCGCGCCCTGCAACAACGCTTCTCTTTTTTTCACCGCAATAAGGTGCTGCGCCGCGTCGTTAAGGTCGGGATTCTCTCTTGTGTAGGCATCGCGCTCAGCAGATAGTTTAGAAATGACATTGGCTGTTTGCGCCTGCGTTTTCACGCCGTCTGTGGTTTGCTTCAGCGCAGCAATATCATCGCGTAACGTCTTCATTTCTCTTGTGTAATAAACGTGCGTATCGGGATCAACAGGGTCAAGGTCATCTGCGGTAAACTCTTGCTCTGGCTGTTCTCCCTTGTCCATGGCAAGCACCTGCTCCAGCGCCCGTTTGTATTGGTCACGCTCAGACTCAATGACAATACGCTCATCGCGTTCTTTGCGGTGTTTCTCGCGCTCTTGCTTCAATGCCCCAAAAGGAACAACGCGCTTGCCGTTTTCGTCGCGCTCTACTAACTCTACTGCCTCTTCCTCTTCCTCTTCTACAGGCTCTTCCTCTTCTACAGGCTCTTCCTCCTCAAGCTCCTCTTCAGGGGCTTCCTGCGCTTCACCCTCTTCTTGCTCATCGCCTTGGTCCTCTTCCTCTTCCTCTGCCCCAACCTCTAGCGCATCTTCCGCGCCTTCTTCATTTTCTTCTGGCGCTTCGTCGCCATCAACCTGACCCATTAAACGCGCAAAATTAGATTCGTCGCCGCTCATATTGATTCTCCATGATAGTGTTGTTGACGTTGTTTTTCCGCAAGCTCGCGCTCATTCAGGGCGTGGCGTTTCTTGTCTAAATCCAGACGTGCCGCATCCATCGCGAAGCCTTTGGCGTTTTTCTCTTCATCGGCTTCTTGTTTTCTGAGCTTCAGATGGTTGTCTGCCACCCTGTCAGCCAGCGCCAATGCGCGGCTTTCATCATCTGCACCGGTGTCCGTCATGAACTCGCCGTTCTTGAGTTTTTCAATCTCTTGCAGTGTCAGAATTTTCTCTTTCTCAGCCCGCGCAACAGATAGCTGTGCATTGCCTGTCTTGGCGGCTGTCTCGGCCTCCACAAGCGCTTGCTCCATAGGGTTGGGCTGTGGCGCTGGCGGCGGTGTTACCGCTTCCTGTGCGCGTTTCTTCTGGTCAACAGTGAACGGCGCAAAGTCCAGCGCAAGCGACGCAAGGGCTGGCATTTTCTCAGACATGGCCATGAGCTGCGCAAACATGCGCTCTTTCTCATCAACGGAGGTGGGAGCCTCACCAACAACCAAGTCATATTCATCAGCAATATCGTCACCGAATAGGCGGAAATAGCGATTTTCCTTATCTTGGTGGTTATAAATTTCACGGCCTTCGTTATTCTCAGCAAGAATACGTGCGGCATCGATGTAGAGACGGGCTTTCTCAATCATGAACAGGCGGCGCGCATTGGTCAGCCACGCAAGCACCATCATGCCTTGGCGCACCTTCTGGCGGAATAGGCTGCCAGATTCATCGCCGCTCTCTGCCATACCCATGAAGGCAGGCGTCACACCCTGCGTTTCAGGCAAGGCGCTGCCAGCAAAGCTCATCATCTCGATCATGCCTTGCGGCATCATGCTTGGAACTTTTGGCTGCACCTTTCCACCCACTAGAGCGCCCTCAGCAAAGACCGTAACGCCCTTCCCGCGTGATCGTGGATAGCTGTCTATGAATCCCTGCAAATCAGGAACGGCCTTTTCCTCAATATTCACGCCATTCACCACCATATTGTCCAAGAATCCTTGGAAGGTGCTAAGGCTGGTATTGAGCAAGCGTTGCGGTGACTTCATGGCGCGAGCCACGCCGTAGAACATGCGGTCAACAGGGCTATACTTGCCGGTCATGAACTTCTGAGAGAAGCCCTTGTCGCTCATGTTTTCTGCTTTTGTTACCAGCGTATCGCCGATAATCTCAGACCGATAATAGCGGTAGCGTTCCAGCTTGACGCTTTCGCATTCAATGCTGAAGAACTCCATATCCTTCTTGAACTTGCCATAATCGGCAACGCTCATATTCCAAATGAGCTCGTCAATCTTCACGCTATAAAGATTGTCCACCCCGCCCGCATAATTCAGAAACAGAGGGTTGTCCCTCTGATGCTCAAGTAAGCGCAGAAGCGGATTCTTCACCCTGTAGAATGACTCCAACTCACGCCACTGAAACAGAACAGCAACCTCTAAATCAGCCTCACAATCTGTGGTAAAATCAAAGAACTCGCTAAAGCGCGCCGCTGTCATCCCAGAGCTAGAAGCCCCTAATGCAGCAGGCTTTCCGCCCTTCGCCTTAATGCGCTTTTCTGCCACATCCCTACGAATCAGCTTTATGTGCCAGCAGAACTCTGCGTTCTCTAAATTCTTTTCTCTCGAATTCACGTCCCAACCACAAAAGCCAGGGAAGATGCGCGTCTCTTTCATATTGCCATCGTGCGGCGCTTCTGTGTAATCAAGCTCAAAGTCCACCGATCCAACGCCGCAAATAGCAACGTCACGCGTCATTTCTTCTTCGTGAAATTCTGCGTTATTGTCGTGATCGAAATACTTCGCCACCGCGTCCATGCGGTCGGAGCGCTCTTCTTGCTGCTCATCCGCTATGACACGCGCAGAATAATCTACACGGCTTGCATTCTGTGACAGGAAACCAACAATCGAATCAATGACGGGTGATGTTTTATTGATCGAAAAGATAGGCATTCCGTCATGCTTGTGACGGTCATACGTCTCTTTATCCCACTGCCCGCCGCCATTATAAGCGCCATCAACCAGTGCATAATTCTCGAACACCTCGTAGGCCATCCAGTTTCGTATGCACTCAGAATCATAGAACTCGGACATGGCGGATTGCACCATCTGTACGACTTCCGAATCTTTAAGCATTTAAAAATATAACTCGCTGTAATTGATTTGATTGCTGCCAATAGGCACATCGGCAAATGTCAGAACAAACGCATCCGCTCTATCCGGCGAGCGGTTGAAATCCGTCTTGTATTCTTTCTTGTCCTGCATCAGCAGAAGCCCGTCTTTGTAACGATATTTCAAAGACCCTAGCTGCGCCTTTAGCTCTGGATCATTCGGTAAAGAGACTGGCATATCTTCAAGGTAATCTCTGGCATCTCGCCACATCTTGGCGCGCTTATTGTAATTCCGCCCGTCACTCAACCGTGCGCCGGTGTGAACGCCATGCACGGCATGCGCATAGCGCCCTAGATTAAGATGGTCGTAGCAAGAAACGCCTGGGCCATCTAATTCAATAATTATCGCTTCAATGGCTTCAACGCCATCATCGCCGCAAAGCTTGTCGCACTCCGCTTCAACGATAGATGCAAGCTGGTCGCCGCTCTTCTTCCTGAATGCTTCTTGCCATAAATTCAATCGCGCCTTGCGCATATGAATGATGCTCTCATCATTTCCCATATGCGCCGCATCAATACCAATACGCCATCGCCCAACCGCCTCAATATCAGCAGGGCCTATAAGTTGTGCGGCCTGTATAGACTCGCCACTTATCCACGCATCTGAAACAGACGCGTTATAATTAATATCAATCTCTTGCGCAACGATGACGGGATCAAGCTGCGCTTTCTGCTTTTGATACCATTGCTCATCTTTGCGCGGGTCTTTTGTCCAGTGAAACGTAAATACCGGAACCTTGCCGCTATGCCGCTTGCGATAGAATGGGTTTCCGTTACCATTCACCGTGCTTACATCAATTTTACAATTAGACGTTTGCGATAGCGCGGAATCAATCGCATCTGGCTTTTCGTAGAAAGCAGACTCATCCTTGAAATAGATAGAAGCCCGATTCCCTCGCCCGATATTGCTACCGGCCTCACCAACAATAACAGCGCCGTTCTCAGGATTAATCACACGCATATGCGGCGCATGCTTACTCTCAAGATACCCTTTCGGCCTGAACTCAGTAGGCAGCATCTCTATGAATTGACGTATCTTCCAAAATAAACTCTTGGGATCGCCAATCTTATCGACATATTCTTCCTTCCGGCTTCCGAATCCTATCACCGTCCCAGGGTAGTAAAGCCACATCCAAACAGCAATCGCCACACAGAGCCAAGAAACACCCATATCTCGTGACTTTTCAGCAAGGCCATCTTCACGCTTACGCCAGCGTTCATACACCCAATTGACGAACTCTTCCTGATGCTCGAACAGCAGAAAAGGAACCGTGGTCGCGATACCCACCTCGGCATTTCGCGGATCAACAGTCATTCCCCAATCGGTGATGAAAGCAACTGGATTCTCTTTGTAATATTCTTTCAAGCCAGACAGGATTGACCTGTCTTTTCTGATGGTCAGTAGGTGCTTCTGTCTCTTCTCGTAAACGGCGGTATAATCTGGGTTGCGGAAATCAAACCCATCAGTCAGAGCCATTGAGCATCCGTAAATACGCTTCATCAGGTGTAAGCGTCACCGTTGAATGCGTCTCGATAGGGCTGTCCTTATCGCCTTTCAGTGTCGTCTCGCTCTTATCGCCGTAGCGAGTGCCAAATAGCTTGCCAGCCTTCCAGCGCCTATGCTTTGCGATATTCTCAGCAGCCGTGACAGCATGCGGCGGAATTTCACCATCAAGTGAACGACTAAGTATATCATCCTGAATTTGCTCTATTTCACCAAGCTGATATTCAACGCCACTCTCTCTCGCGTGTTGGCATTGTATCGCAAAATCAGCATCTTTTATCCAGCCGTTGCGCATTTCGTAGCATGGCAGACCATCAACCTCGGCAAGCTGTCGCTCGGTTTTTCCTAGAGCAAGCAGACGCAGATAAAGCTCTTTTGCCGCTTCCTGCCTCTCTTCCGTCCACTCTACTGGCCTGCCTTTCTTGGCCATAATCTCAGCCTAAAAGTTCCGCATGACAGAATGCTCATTAAAGCCACGCGAAATCAGCAAGCCGCGAATAGACACTTGCCGTGTGCGTTCATTAATATCAAACTTTTGCCCTTTAAACTCGACACAAAGAATGTTATCAAACTCAGCGCTGCGCGTTACAATCGCGCCATGCGATGTCATGAATTTCCGTAGATTGCTTGCGTCAACTGATGGCGGCGCAACTAGAATCTCTGGCTCTTTTTCTTCTTCAAGTTCTTTAGCCGCGTCATCCGGTTTTGCAATATTCGGCACGAGCGTTTCCATAAACAGCTTAACAAGCTTAGGTTCATTCACTTTGCCATCTTTGAGCTTTGCGAAAAGGCCGTTAAAATTAACCACTTTCGGATTGCCGTCTTTTGTGAGTTGGTGAAGGCGCAAGTCAAACACTTCGCCGGATTTATCCGATGGCAACATAACCATTCTCCTGATTGAATTTTTGGCAATAAAAAACCCCGCACGGCGCGAACCGGAACGGGGTATTATCAACATGTAGCGTATAGAACGCCTATTATGTTTCTATATATAGCATATTTTGTTAAAACTGTTAAGGGGGATGTTTCTATCGCTATTCATCGAACAAACCAGCCATCATCTCTGATGCCTCAGAAAGAGCGCGTTTTCTCGCATTAACGCCATCGGGAATCTCTATATTGCACTCGATAAACACACCCCATGCGCCATCATGAACGCGCTTTCCCATGCTTCTTAAGTATTTTACACACTCCGGAATGGCTGGAATTGTTATTCTATACCCCTGAAAGTACATAAAATAACCGCCACCCTTTCTTTCTGAAAACAATGAATAGGAATCAATGCTATTCATCACTATTCGCCTCTCAGCATCCGGCAACTCAACCAACACCATCACATACCCCTTTCGGCATTTCAACCGTTTCAGCAAGATACACCAACGCTTCCAGATAGCGGTTTCGCGCAGTGCCATAAGAGCCGCCTGTGAGATAGGCAATCTTACGAAATGACATACCACACGCTTTTGACATTAACAGGCTTGTGTGCAGCCCGTGTGTGCGCGGAAAGCGCTTTGGCATCAAATCCATCATCCAATCAATCGCCACCATGTTGGCAATGTCACAATCTTTCCGTGTTGGCTGGAATTTAGCGACAGCGTCACTCCAACCATAAGCATCCATGAACGCCCTATGCACTTCCGGCCAGTTAGAGCCTTTGGTGCTTGGTAAAACCGATGGATCACAGCCTATCGTCTTCATGGCGATTTCAAGGCAAGACTCCACATACTCTATACGCTCTTTAAGCGTTTTCAGTTTTATCATAGGCGGCTCCTTAGGTTGTGAAAGCGATAGAACTGGAAATTTGATGAATATGCCTGCTCGCGTGATATTTACGGCGATATTTTACGGCGCTTCCTCTGCTTTGCCCTTGCACGATTCTTGTAATTACTAACCAAGCCCCCATCCCTACAGCCTAGCTGCCACTGCACATACTCACTCATGCCATGCCGGAATTTCTTCACCACGTCCTCCATAGGAACGCCAGCATTCAAGCATACCTCCATCAGGTCTCTGGATGGCCTTGATAACCAAAACAGCGCCTTGTTGCGTTCCGCATTGCTTGCATCACTAATCCCCGCCGCATCATCCATCGCCTGAATTAGCACCCGCTGCCAAAGAGACTGATACGCATCTGCATCGCTTGCGAACGTCTCTGCGATTGGCGGGTTTTGCAGGTTCATTGCGCCCTCTCCCTCTCTAAACACCACCAGCCATTACCTATGCGAAGGTTTTCTTCAACGGCTCGTAGATATTTGGCTTCATGAACCGAAACGCGCATTGCTTGCAGGGTGCGGATGCGCTCAATTGGCGGGTCTTTCTCGCCAAGCATGCAATGGCTCCATATATCGGCAATCACGTCATTGCTTTCGAGTGAATTGAACGGCACAACCATTGTTGCCCTATCGCGCAATGCATCTATTCTCTTGCTGTCTCGGATAACAGGGTAATTCTGGAAACCAAACGCATCGCTAAGGCTCCTATCCACATCAGTGGCGCTCCGGTCTATCAGCACAAGCGGCGCGTCTGGAAAGTCCTCTGTGAGAACTTCTGGAACATGAATCAGAGCGCTACTGCTATCGCCAACATATCGGGCAGGGTTGTCATGAAGAAGCTGGGTGTATCTTTCTCTGGAAGAAACATTCTGTACGGCATCGTGATAGCAAAAGCTTTCGCCACTGCTGAATAAGACAGAAAACCATGCGGTGCGGGATCGCGGTAGACCGGCGATGAAAAACTGCTTACTCATGCCCTAGCCTCCTGATCGCCCACCCACTTTCGCACCACAACCGGATCAAGCCCGTGTATAGCCAGCCAGCGCGTTTGCACATTCTCATGATGTCCACATACAACCCGCCACACGTCATGCCGATGATTGTCGCCCATCCCGTTCCAGTCCATCTGCTCAATGGGCTGAGATACGGATTCTTGCGGCATATCTGGCGAAGGAAGTGCCGCGCATTCATTTGCTACATTCTGCAAGCGCCGTTGCAACGACTGGTAGTGCTTTGTGTAACGCTTCGCCCGCAACAAAATCTCGCCAGATGGCGGCATGAACGGCTTGTCTTGCGTGGCCTCCCTGATTAGCTCTTTGCATGCCTCAATCAACCCCCCGATAGACACTGAATCCTCAGCCATCAATTCAGAAATATCGCTTAAGATGACAGCGTCCTTGGTGGCCTCCCTGCTTGGAAAATGCGCCAGCAGCCGCCCCACCCAATAGGTGCAATCGCTACGGTTCGCCGGATGGCTCAGCCAACCCAAGCTCTGCAAGACGCTCTTTGCTGAGAGGGGTGTATGTTTGATCTGCCATGGCGAGTTCGTAAGCATCTGCGTGTGTATGACCGCCATTTCTGCGGTTTGCGGTCGTGGCTGGTTTGTCTGGAACGGTGTTGTCATCAAGCCAACCTTTGGCGTTGAGCCATGAGCTGACATACTGGGTTTTGCTTTCGGTGCGCTCGCAGCACTGGCAATATTCGGCAGATGTTCGGATAAGCGTTGCATGGTCGGTCTCCTTGGTTGCCCTGGTGTAGCGGGTCATTGCGCAGCTTTTGCTGCCTTTGCGCATGTCGTATGGCTTCCACTGTCGCCAGAATTGCTCGAAGGCTTCCGAGTGATCGGGGGGGGGTGGAACCTTTTTGACCCCCGTAGGGGGGTTTTTGGAGGGAGAGGGGGGGGAAGTTAAGGAAGAAAGGGGTGTGGGGAAAGAAACCATTGAAGGGGGGGGAGAGGGATGTAACGCGTTACATGCGTTACATTGCGTTACATGCGTTACATTGTTTTCACGGAATTTACGCACACGTTCTCTGGTCAAAGCTCGCTTGTTCTCTAGCTTTTCTGCTTCTCTCAGCTTTTCTTTTTCATTGATATTCTTAACGACAGCAAGAATCTTGTCTGGCGTTACACCCGCCATTTCGAGCGCATCTATAATGTCGTTAAGGGCGATGCTCATCCCTCACCCCTCCCGTCCACGTCCACGTCAAAATCTACGGCAAAATCCACACCAAAAACACCGTTAGAAGCCGTAATAATGTCCCCCTCCTTAATACCCATCGGGTTAGATAAGGGCATTTCATTAACATTAACGATGGTCGCTTTAATGGGAATATCAGCCGGCCAGAAATCCTCCGGAACATGATCGCTGCAATAGTGGTTGCCATGCGTCCCAAAATTGCCGTCTTTGTTGCAGCCCTTGGCATCACATGGCGGAACGCCCTTTGTTGCCTGTGGGGGCTTCTGTGTGGTTGGTGGTGGTAGTTTCATCATTGCCGCCGGCCCCTTATTTAAAATCTTTTGTTCTAATTTTCATCATCGCTTAACACTCCTCAATTGCGCCCCGCGCCTATCCAAGCAAAAGTTGGTATAGCGCGCCGCTCTGTTACGGGTTGTTTTGATTTGTTCATTGA